TATCTTTGGTGGTACCTCAATCGCTGTAAACCCCGACACGGCGCTGAGATTAGCTGCCGTGCATTCCTGCATACGGGTAAAAGCTGACAGCCTTGCAACGATGCCGCTGAAGCTGTACGTTGTTGATGCACAGGGACGCAGGGTTGCGTATGAAAATCCGCTTTACCAATTAATTCAAGAACCGAATGAAATGCAGACCCGCTTTCAGTTTATCAAGTGGGTAAGCGCGCAACTTGACATTTCTGGAAATGCTTTCGTCAAGATTTACCGAGATTCCATCACACAGCGACCTATTGAATTGGAACCAATTCACCACAGCCGGGTAACGGTGAAGGTAGCTGATGAGGTGGTATTTTACCACATCCAGGGAGAAGACGAATCCGAACCAATTCCAGCAACTGAAATGCTGCACTTCAAAGGGTTGTGCTACGATAGCGCGGTAGTTGGTATGTCACCCATTGCGATGCATGCTACCAGCTTGGGGATCAACCTGAGCGCGGAAAAAGCCAGCGCGCAATTCTATGGCAAGAATGCTTCCCTTAAATGGGTCATCACTTACGGAAGCAAGCAGCTTGATCAAAAACAATCCAAAGACCTTAAAGAAAGCTTCAATAAAGTTCTTGACGGAAGCGACCCCGCAACCGTCCTACCTCATGGCAGCGAACTGAAGCAACTAAACCTTTCCCCACAGGAAGCCGAATACTTGCAAACGCGAAGCTACGGAGCGAAAGACATCGCAAGAATGTTCGGTGTTCCAGCCTATATGATTGGTGCAGACGATGGCGGGATAAAATCTTCCGTGGAACAGCAGGCGCAAGACTTCTATGTCCAGACCATGCTTCCCCTTGTAGTTATGATGGAAGAAGAATTGAAACGCAAACTGCTGCGCGAAGATGAGAAAGGCAGTTACTATTTTAAGTTTCAATTCAATTCCTTGCTCCGCGCCGACAGCAAGAGCCGTGCAGAATTTTACAACATCGGCATCCGCGGCGGATGGCTTTCCCCTAACGATGCGCGCAAGTTCGAAGACATGGACTTATTGCCAGACGGCAACACAACCTATACAGAATCCAACTTGGTGCCATCCGACATGATGCGCCCTTGGATTCAAAGCAAAATTGACGCAGCACCACAAGCTGCGACGCAAACCAATAACCCAGATGGAAACAACTAACCCAACTATAGAGCGTCGCTCAATTACCGGCACCGTGCAGCTACGCATGGCCGAAGGTCAAGATTGGCCGGAACAGGTCGAAGGCATCGCAGCCGTGGTGAACGAACGCACGGACATCGGATGGTTTGAAGAAGAAATCGCGCCGGGCGCATTTGACAACGCCTTGACCAATTCCGACATCCGGGTCTTGGGCAACCATGACCCAAACATAGTGCTTGGCCGCAACACTTCCGGCACGGCCAAAGTATGGGTGAACGAAGCAGGCCAGCTTGCTTACAGCTTTACTCCGGATAAAGAAAACCCTACGCACGTTACATGGGTGCGCAGCATCCAGCGTGGCGATATTACTCAAAGCAGCTTTGCCTTCACCATCCAGCGCACCGAATGGCTGCACAGCGATAAATATGGCGAACAAGGCACACGCCGCATTCTTGAAGTTCGCGCATTGTACGATGTAAGCCCCGTGACCTACCCAGCCTATTCCGGCACCAGCATTGCCGCCCGCGACATGGAGGCAATCAAACAAGAAAAGGCCGCAATTCAGGCTGAATACGACGAAGCTGCACAGGCTGCGCAGGCCCAGATTGAAGCAAAAAACCAAATCAAACAAACCCTAATCGACTCAATAAAATGAAAGCACTGAAAGAAAAGCGCGAAAAGCTGGCCGACCTCCGCACGGAGTTGTCTGCATTGCTGGCACTTGATAGCCTGAGCGCGGAGCAAATCACCCGCAGCGGAGAAATCACCAACGAGGTGAACCAACTGACCGCGGAAATCGACACTCTGGAAACTGCCCAGCGCGCTGCCGCTGCTGCTGCCCCTGCTGCCCCTGTGGTACATGGCACTGGCGAAAGCAAAGACGAAAAAGATGTTCGCAAGAACTTCAGTTTCCGCAACCTGATGAAGGCGGCACTGGAAAAGCGCAACCTCACAGGACTTGAAGCCGAAATGCATCAGGAAGCCGTGAACGAATTGCGTCACGCTGGTGTAGCTACATCTGGCAGCGAATACCTTATTCCTAAGATGGTGTTCCACCGTGGAATGACTCAGAAGGGCGCAGAAAAGCGTACCCAGTCTGCAACCGGCGGTTCCAACGGAAGCGAAGGCGGCGTGAACGTGGCCACCAATGTTGGCGGCATTATCGACGCACTTTCTCCTTACCTGGTTCTCGCTCAGATGGGCATCCAGCGCTTCGACGGATTGGTGGGCAACTTGGTTCTGCCTCGCAACACTTCCACACCAGAAGCTGCTTGGGAAACTGAAACAGGTTCCGCGAACGACCTGACCGCTACATGGGGCAAGGTTACACTTTCTCCGAAGCGACTTGCCGGATACATCCCAGTTACCAGCCAGCTGATGATTCAGTCGAGCAATGACATCGAAAATTACATCCGTCAGTACCTGCTTTCCTGCATGGCTGTTTCTCTGGAAAAAGCTGCCATCAAAGGCGGTGGATCCAACGAGCCAACCGGTATCATAGGCAACTCTGATGTGCTTGTTACCTATGCCGGCAACGCTGCCGCATCCGGAACCAATGCCAACGGCGCAAACCAGGTATATGCCGACTGGGTGAATTTGATGAAGAAGGTGATGGAGAACAACGGCACACTGCTTGCCCCATCTTACCTGACCAACCCCACCGTGTTGGGTGATGCTATGATTCGTCCTAAGCAGTCCAGCGGTGTTGAGGGCAACTTTATTGTAAACAACCCTGCGCTGGCTCCGACTGGTTACGGCTTGAACGTGACCAGCTGCGTACCAAGCAACTTGACCAAAGGTACCAGCAGCGACCTGAGCGCACTGATTTTCGGCGACTTCAGCAAACTTGCAATCGCAAGCTGGGGCGGTATGTCAATCCTTGTTGATCCATACTCCAGCAGCCTGAGCGGTACCACTAACATCGTGTTGAACAGCTTCGTGGACGTGGGCGTATTGCAGCCTAAGTCTTTCGCAGTCTGCAAAGACATCGACGCTACCACACCGGCCTAATATGGCCACACAACACACAGCCTGTATTGGTGATGTGTGTGTTGTGTTGGGGCGGGCAGAGGGACTGCCAACAGGTGCCACCGATGGTACCCGCCCCAGCTAAAAAGTTATGATAAAGGTAAAGTTTATCAAGCACCCGGCAGGGTTCAATTACGCCTATAACGTAGGCGACGAGGCTGCCTTGCCGGAAGCGAAAGCAAAACAGCTACTTGATGCTGGAATTGTTTCCATTTTGGAAACAGTTCAAATCGAGAAAGCAGAATCCAAAGCCAAACCCGAAAAGCGCACCCGTAAGTGATTCAGAAGGTAAATAGCATCATCCATCAGGCAACAAGCTACATCAGCATCAGCGATGTAAAAGAACATCTGCGCGTCATCAACACGGACGAAGATGCATACATTGCCGGAATACTTGATGCTGCTTTTGACATTGCGGAAAACTACATTGGCAGCACCATCAGGCTTGCCAACTGCCAACTTGAAATGGCCGATTTCAAAGATGCCATAACGGACTTTTACGGGAAACCGCAAAGCCTGACGGCTGTTAAATACTACGACACCGCCAATGTCCTGCAAACATGGCCCACCGCGAATTACAGCGCGCAGCTTCAGCGCGATAGACTGCGCCTGTTTTGGCACAGCATTACTCCGAGCGTGAATGACGACCGATTAGACAGCGTCATTATTACCGCGCAGATGGGATACACACCGGGCAATTTACCCGGCGCAATCCGTGCCGCAATTCTGCTGATTACGGGCGACCTCTACGAAGAGCGCAAAAACGAAGTCATCGGCACGATCGAAACAACGCTGGCCCGTGGCACCGAATACCTGTTAAACCCCTACAGAATTCACCAATTCGTATGAACCCCGGGAGATTTGACAGACAGATAATTATCGAGCGGTTCACGACCACAACCAACGCCATAGGCGAACAGGTGAAGACGTGGAGCGCCATGATTACTTGCCCGGCAATGTACAAAGCCGACCCAGGCACGGAAGCGGTCAATGGTGACAAACGCGAGG